TTTGACCATTGTGAACAGGGGTCCGTGGCCCGTGATCCGTGTAACGTGCAGAGCCATTTGCGTTTGCCGGTCGGCTTGGCATGGCGACAGGTTCTGCATTCAACGGCGAGGGGGACCGCTTGCTCGCCCTTGGGCCAGCAATGTGGCCGATAGTTACAGTACCTACATTCAAAACAATCGGGGGTGTCTGAAATGCGGATAACAGACGAACCACGAACCACGGAACGAGCTTTACGCATGATGTCTTTGAAGCGGTCGGGGTCGAACGCGACATCTTGTGCGTGATACACGGAGGTGTTTTTGTTGTACGCCACCAGCCATGCGGAATTAAGTTTCGCCAGACCCATCAACAACTGCATTTGGTCGTAGTAAATAGGATGGCTCTTAAAGATTCCTTGGTTTTTGAACATGCGCCATTTCTTGTCGTTCATTGATTTTATTTCAAGGAGTTTAGTTTCGTCTCCAATATTAACGAGGCCGTCAGCATGACCACGCAAGTGTCCGCCTAACGCCGTGAAGGTCCACTGCTGTCCGGTTTCGGGGTTGATCTCACTGACGCCAACACCTGCGGCCTTCATGTCTTCTACGACGGTTTCTTCCAACTGGTGGCCCAGTGAAAAGATCCGCATGACCGCAGGGGGCGGGGAGGTTTGTCCGTAGCCGCGTAAACTGTACTGCAAGAAAGCGTGACAGGGGTTTCCTACACTACTCGCACCGACGTAGCATCGGCGTTCGTTCGTATAACCCTTCGTGGTTCCCATATCGATTGCTCTGAGTAGCTCCACGTATGCGCCCTGTCTTGATTGGTCTGATAAACTAACATAGATCTTATTGCGGCGCAAAAAAAACCCCGCATTGCGCGGGGCCGGGTTATTAAATGTTCACTTTGGGAGTTTCACAGTTAACCCTATCAAACGTTTTACTCTTTAGGAGTGACACCGAAGTGTCACCGTTAAAAATATCACTATGGTTTTACGATTTCAAGAACTTCTTTTGTAGCCTCATCGGCGGGGACAACGGATAAGTCGTCTTGAACGGCTATGGGCTTTTGTAAACGATGCGCCATTTGGTGTGCGGCTTGCATGGCAATCTGAGCATCTTCGTTAGCTACTCCAAACCACCATGTACCGTTTCGTGTATTAAAAGCTCTAGAAACCATTCCGACTTCCTTAAATCTTCTAAACCTTTGCCCTTTTTTTCATAACGCCAAAGGTACTTCATGGAAGACCCTTTTAAATATGCTCTGAACCCTTCTGGGGTCAAGCTGGCTCGGATTGCGTCGATACACTCAATCCCGCCTTGGCTGTAATGAGGGGGGCTGTTAACGTTATCCGACTTCATTGGCCTTGAGTTCTCTCTCCGCATCTATTTTAAACTTGAGAAACTCATGCCAGATGTGCAACTTATCAAAGTCTGATTTATCAATTGCCTTGCCGGTTTCGTAGCTTTTTTCCAGCTTCTTGAGAGCTTTATCAAACTCTGCCTGCATGGTTGTAAACTCACTCATATCGAAAAGCTCTTGGCGGTTAGACTTACGTCATTCTCTTTCTTAAAAGAGTCCACTTGCTCCGCAATATATTCTTGATCACCGTCAGATAGATTTGCCATCTTCCAGCCCTCATGTATATAACGAAGCTGTCCGCTAATTGTACGCCCTTCAACGCGAGCAATCACTACTAACTCTTCGTAAACGTCGCGCGGCAACAACACTGACTTCCATTTGGTAGTGTCCATTACACTTCTCCTAATTTCGTATACGACAGTATACGGATGATCGTAGCCTCAATCAACCTTATCAAACACAACGCTATGGCGGTCTTCGTACAGTCGCTCCATGTCCGTGATCACGTCTTTTATAACGTCTAACTCGCAAATATCTTCCAAGAGGACGTACCACCGCTCGTTTAAAACGACAAACCCCTCCCCGTCATGCAAATCGTAATAAATAGAGCCTACTTTTGCGGCGGTTTTAACTTCATCACTCATCGTTAAGATCCTCACATTCACCCCAACTTGGGCCGACTTCAATGTCACATTTGTTTGGCACCTGTAAGGGCACCGCGCTTTCCATTATTTGTGCTAGTTCTTTAGCCTGCTCCGGGCTGTCTATAGAAAAAGCTAATTCGTCATGGACTTGAAGCATGGGGGCAAAGCCCGCCTCACAAACGTTTACCATGGCCTGCTTGGTCATGTCTGCCGCAGAAGCCTGTATCAAACGATTAAGCGCCTTGTACGTGTAGGCCCGTCGGAGTCTGGTCGTTGGCCCGTGGGCCGCGATTGCTTCATCGCGAGGTAGTGCCTTGTGCATTGCAAAGCTGTTCGGCTCCCAAAGATCAAAGCGGCACTTCCTGCCCCGTAGAGAGCGCAGACTGCCCGAGGACCGTGGGTCGTCAAGCTTGTTTTGTACGCCCTTCATCAGGCCTTTTACGAACGGTACGCGCTTATGGTATTGCTGAGTCAACGCTTTTGCTTCATCCACGCTTAGGTCTAGCTGATCAGATAGTTTGTTGACGCCCATACCATACATCATGCCGAGGTTGATCACCTTTGCCTGCTTACGCGGGATGTTCGCCATCTCGCTGACCATGCTATGAAAGTCCATGTCGGGGTTGTTGCGGTAGCCATCTACGAAACTTTCCACGCCTTCCATGGGCATGTTTTTGTAGTCGCCGTAGTTCTTGGCAAAGTGGACCAAGATCCGTGGTTCCTGTTGCGAGAAGTCTATTGCCGCCCACTGCTGACCTTCTTCTGGCAGGAACAGCGAGCGAATCATGGGGCCTAGCTCCGGGTCGCGGGCCGGGATTTGTTGCATGTTGGGCGAGTTCATGGAGATGCGGCCCGATACGGTGCCGCCGTCGTCAGAACGAAGCTGGTTGATGTGGCTGTGAATCCTGCCGCCATGCACATACTTTAATATGCCGTCGATAAAACTACCGTTGGTTTTGTTTAGGTTGCGCGCTTGTACAATCAGTTTGGCTAGGTCGTGGGAGTGGTCCGTTAAGAAAGACTTTGTGAAGCTGGGCGATCCTTTTTCGGTGCTGGGGTAGGGGATGCCTAGTTTGTCGAAAGCTTTGGATATGGATTGCGCGGCCCATATTTCAACGTTCATACCTGTTATCGACTTGATTTGTTTTAAGGCCTCTTTTTCTTTTTTAAACAACACTTGCTTGGTCCGTTCAGCGCGGTCGATGTCTACTCGTATACCGCGCATGGTCATGCCCACAAGGTGCGGTAAAAGCGCAATCTCTAGCCGCCAGACATCCCAAAGCTCTTCACGGTTCAATAACGTCTTAAAGTGTCCCCAAAGCTCCAGCGTAATCTCGGCGTCTGTCTCGGCATAAGGCCCGACATACATGGCGGGAAGCTTCCACATCTCGCCTTTTGGATCGACGCCAAATTCTTTTGCGGCCTGCACTAACGTCTTTTCGGATTTGGTCTTGCCCAGATGATCGTAGCAGAGCGCATTGAGGCTATAGCTAAACCTGTTTTCATCGATCAGGCTGGCCGTAATCATAGTATCGATTATGCGGCCTTTAACCTCAAAACCCTCCGCACGTATCCAGCCCAGATCATACTGAGCGTTGTGCATGATCTTGTCGGCGGGGCATTCAAATACTTTCTTCAACCACTTACTGACAATACGCTTATCAAGGTTACCCCCACCAGCATGACCTACGGGGATGTAGCACTTCCAACCGGGCACTGCTATGGCATACCCCACCACTTCCCCATCCTTTGTGGGCCAGCCCGGACCTTTCTGTTTGAGATTCGGGTCGCGCGTTTCCACGTCGATGGCGATTTCTTCCGCGTCAAAGATATCGGGCAACTCCACGGGAGGAACCCAATCGCTCTTCGGGGGGAACATGGCCATTTGCAGTTTACCGGTTGACATCAGGCCACCTTACGCTCGCGCAAAATTGTTTTTTCAAAATGATTGCAGGCGGGGCACCACCAGCCGACGCGTTTTTTTTCTTCTGCGTTAATTATCTCTTCTGCTACTTTGCCGCAAGCCGGACATTGGATATTACTCATATCAGTGTTTTGTTTCATAAAGCGTAAGCCCTCAAATAATCTTCTGGTTCTAGTATGTAGAGGTTTTGGAGTGCCCGCGTCACCCCCACGTAAAAGACGCGGTGAAGATCGTCCCCTGCTGACTCAAGCGCCGCCGCAGTTAGATCCGGAAGAATTACAACGTTTTGTGCCTCGCCGCCTTTTGTCCCGTGGATCGTGGACAGTCGGATGCGAGGCTTGGCGTTAAACTTTTCGCCACGGCGTAAAAGCGCCGTGATATAGGCCCGATCCCCATCGGGTATTTTATCCATTGCCTCATGCCAGATCATCTCATCCGTGGCCAATAGACCGAAATGTTCTTGTAAATCCCCCAGTTCAAACATTTTGTCATCGTCTGCGGAAATTGTTTTGTGCCCGCGCTTGACGCGGACGCCATTCCCCGACATGTACGAGTAAATTGCTTGGGCCGTACCTATCGTAACCGCACGGCCTTTTCGCAAACCTTCCCAGCCATTGATGGCTAAGGACATTTTTTGCGGGATGGAGCGGCCCCCATTTTGTTTTTCAAATAAGTAGCCCCCGTTTTTTAATTCTTGCTCTATGGGATAAAGCATGAACCGTGCTTGCGCCATGATCAGCCAGCCCCCTTCAGACATATTGATGGATCGAATGTCGGGCACACGGTAGATTTGACCCTGCTCCTGTCGAGGTCGATACACCTTGGGAAACCGGTTTTGTATACGTGACGCTATCTTTTCTGCTAGCGCGTGGATGGCCGCAGGCACACGATAACTCTGTTCCAAAACTTCTGCGCCTCCGGGCAGGTTAATAAAGTGATCAACATCTGCCCCCGCCCACCGATAAATGGCTTGGTCGTCATCTCCTGCAACAAACATACGATCTGACTTTGCGTCTAATTTGTGGGCAATGTCCCATTGTAGGGGCGACAAGTCTTGCGCCTCATCAAGGAAAGATATTTTGAACGGAGGCATTAACTGATCGGATTCCTCAACAAATCGCAAAAGCAAATCAGTAAAGTCCATAAGACCGTATGCTTGCTTATAATTCTCATAGGAATCGGCCACATACTTGACCTCCAGCCACGTTAAGTTAATTTCCGAGTGGTTGTATTCGTGCTGAAGCGTAGTTTTTTTAGTTTTTGCAAGGTTTATTAGCTGAAGGATTGGGTGATCTGTCGCTTTAAACGACACATCTTCTTGTTCGCTACTTGAGCTATGAAGCGTAAACCCTATGGCTTGTGATAATTCTTTGTAATTAGCCCCACTCATCAACTGATTTTCTTTTACGCCTATAAGTCGGTATGCCAAAGAATGTATTGTCCGGAAATACGGCAGGTCTTTTTCGGCGTCAAGGTCAAACCGTTGTGCGGCGCGATCTCTTGCTTCATTTGCGGCTTTTTTAGTAAAAGAAAAAAACCCTACTTGCGATGGGGTTATTCCCGACTTTAATGACTTTTCAACCATGTTAAGTAACGTGGTTGTTTTCCCTGTACCGGGCGGCCCAAATATGCGGAACATTAGAATGGGGCCGTGGCGCGTGTTTCAAAACCTTTGGACTCTAGTTGATCGTGCGGTATGTCTTGCACTGGTACGCGCCAAACGCGTGTCGGCTTTCCTTTTATTTTTAACAGCATGGATTCTCCGTTGATGTCCCGTAAGCGTTGCGCCACCTTATGTGTTTTAAACTCACTAAAGCGATTCTTGCGTAGGAAACTTTCAAAATCTTTTAGCCTAAAATGAACTGCGTTGCTCTCTTCATCGACCCATGGTCTGCGGAGCAAGATTTCTTCTCGGTCTTCCGCCTTTTGAGTAGACGTGCAGAACTCATCCAGATACTCGTAAAACTGACCGTTGATACTGGCGTCCTCAGACACCTCCATGATGGAGCCATCTGTCTCCGCCATCTCTTTCATTAGCTGGTTAATGCGCCCTTCCCAGCCCCGTCGGGGCATGGTCTGCGGCATAAAGTTAAGCTGTTCGATGCAGGCTTTTTGAAAGATGGTTTGGTTCTGAAGCGCGTCCGTATCAAGTTCCAACGGTACGCCATTAACATCCAAGAACCATACCGGTGGGATGGAGTTGTACTTCCGTAGGTTAGCCACCGCCATGTCACTAATGGCCGCACTAATTCCATACTTCCGGGTTTGGCAAAGCTCCCTGTTGCAGTACGGTTGTATCGGAGAGTCGCTACATCGATAGGCGTAGTCTTTCTTTTCAAGCTGTTTGACGACTACGTTGACTTCGCTCAGAGGTAATGGCGGGTCGATGTACGCCATGTTGTGGTGCAACACTTCGTCTTGCCACGTGTCCGGATACGCCTTCCGCAAGTACACGCCTATGCTGAAGAGTCCGTTGTTTCGTCCTCCCTCGCTGATTTTTTGAGCGCATAAGGTTTGGAGACAGGGCGGACCGTCCACGATGGCTGTGCTTTCCACCGGAGCCTGCGTAAGTGCTTCCATTTGTTCTGGTGTTTGGACGAACGTTTCATACAACCCGAAAAATTCTTCCAGAGTTGCCGCACTGCCGTCATCATTGAACGCATACCGCAACCCTCCATCCGCATCAAAGTACGGCATGTTCAAGAAGTTTCCGATATCCCCCCGATCTAAAAACAGCTTGATCTGCTTGGGGAAAATTTCACTGCCGCCGTAGCCTAAGCCACTGGACAAGTGTTGTAGCGTGGACTGCATCTTCTTTGCAGTCACCCACTCACTGCTAAATAGAAAGCAATGAGCGCCCCCCGATTTGGATCGGCATACTACCAAAGGGAGCTTCCCGTGTCTGATCTTTTCAATCAGACGACCGTGATCTAATGGATATTCATCAATGTCTATGCAACCCCACTTACAGGAGTCTTCTTCATTGATAGGAATGATCCCAATACCGGCACCTTCTCCAGCAAGATGTTGCTCAAAATGGTCCATGGTCCGTGGTTCGCGGACGACGCGAGCCTTGCCCGTGTTTTTGCCATTGGCCTTCGTGCTGTCGATTTCAAACGTGCCGTAAGCTTGCTTGAGACCATCAAAAATAGCCGCAAATCTTTTCGCATCAGACATTTTTTATAAACCAAGAAAAGGGGGCGCAAGGCCCCCGTACAACTTAAAACGGCGCGTCGTCAGACGTGTCGTCACCCTCTGCGGTGTGCTTCGCCTCGACATCACCTTTCATGATGCTATCAGCAAAAGACTTCGCCTGCTGATAATGAGTGCCGTTTTCGACTACGCCTTCCAGCCCAATGTCCCAACCATGCCAGCTACCCTTGCTGTTTTCTTCGGCAACAGTTCTGAGCAGATAGATGTGGCTGAAACGCGGCGGCGTGAAGGGTCCGTTCTTACCCATAAGAGTACGCTGGGCAATTGTGGAGTTCCACTTCCGACTCTTTTTCATCTGCGTGGATTTCATAGAGATCACTGCGGTCGTGGTTGTGCCGTCTTCATTGATGATCAACACGTAGTGCTGGTGTGTTTCCTCAATGTACGTGCCCTGACCGCCGACGACGTAATCCTTATTGTCGTCTCCGCGCTCGGTGCGGGGGCGCTTGTCTTCCGGAGTGTAGATATTTAAAGGAGCGCCGCTACCAGTGCCCCGAGGAACCCACTCAAGATAACGCCGCTGATAAGCGCAAGGTATGACACGTATACCTGCCTTACCAACGTAGACCTGATTTGATACGGTATTAAGGATATCGCCCGCTTTTGCATTATCGAGGTCATCCAAAGTTGGGTCTTGACGTGATAGAACTTTAAGGAAAGGGATCGCCATGTCATCTTGACTGAGATCACCCATTCCCATTCCAGCATCCTGTTCAAAGATGCTTGCATCAAACGTGACGAGTTCACCCATCGTCTCCTTTTTTTCTGCGACTGCTTTACTCATGATTTTTTCCTCGCGATATTAGCACGTTGGCCAACATAGGCCCCAAAAAGTTCCATGGGGAAAGTTTCCCCGTTCTGTACACGTTCTTTAACAAAGGCTTTAAGAGTGCTGTGATGCACATCTGTTTTCTGCTCGGCGGCATAACCAAGACCTTGCGCGTAATCAATAAATTGAGACGCCTCTTGGTCTTCGCCACGGCCAAAGTTACAACTCACGGTATTCTTGATGATGTCATCAAACCCGTTTTGTCGTAACCAATCAAACGCAGTGGCTTTGTTTTCCGCCTTAATGTGCGCGCCGTAGGTCGGACGCACAGTCACCTTTGATCCGTCCTCAAGTTCAAACGAATTGAGGCCAAGCTCAAGTAACATGGAGGGGAGGTCTTCGTCGGTGAGTTTCAGCAGTTCTCGCTTCGCTTCCTTGAGTTCATCGTCAAGCTTGTTGACAAGGTCTTCTTGGTTACGAACAGCGCGAGCAATTTCTGCTACGCTGGCCAAGCCGGTGTTATCCATCTTTTCGATGGAGGAAGCAGTGGCTTGATCTGCTTCCATGTCAAAGAGCAACTCGCTCATTTTTTCTCCTTTCGTGGTTAGGCCCTTTTTGGGGGCTGGACGATCAGTCTCCCATCCTATACTATGCGATGTCAAGGCTTTGGGGAAAAACATGTACATATTTAAAACGACACCCTACGATCACCAACGAACGGCCTTTGCTGATTCGTGGCAACTGCCTTACTTTGGCTTGTTTATGGAGATGGGCACCGGTAAATCAAAAGTTGCTATTGATACCATGGGCGCGCTTTACCAAGCAGATGAGATCGATACGGCCCTGATCATTGCGCCGAAGGGCGTGTTTGATAACTGGGTGAAAAAAGAGATTCCAATACACCTGCCCGACAGCATTCAAACGAAGCTGGTTAAATGGCAACCCAACTTTACTCAGAAGTTCCGGGCGGAAATCCAAGAGATCGCCGATCCCAAGAGCCGTGAGCCGGGATTCCTGCACATATTGGTGATGAACACAGAGGCGTTTTCTACCCAAAAGGGGGCTTCTGCCGCGCAGAAGTTTCTCAATCTAAACCCTAACTGCATGACGATTCTGGACGAAAGCACCAGCATCAAGAACAAGACCGCGCAACGCACAAAGAATTTGATCAAGATAGGCCAAGCGTCAAAATACCGTCGCATTTTGACCGGATCTCCCATCACTAAAAGCCCCATGGATTTGTTTAGCCAATGTTTATTTTTAGATGAACGGGCGCTGGGGTTTGCTAGTTTCTACTCGTTTCAAGGGCGCTACGCCGTCGTACAGCGACGTTCGATGGGACAGCATAGCTTCAACGAGATTACGGGCTATCGTCGCTTAGAGGAGCTTGGAGAGAAGCTAGACACGTTTAGCACACGGGTTCTGAAAGAGGACTGCCTCGACCTGCCGGAGAAAATCTATCAGCGCCGCGAGGTCAACTTGACCAAAGAGCAGGTGGTTTTATATAAGCAAATGAAGGACTTAGCGTTAGCTCAATTAGAGCAAGGCAAGCTGGCGACCACAGCATCCGTGCTGACGCAGATTATGCGGCTACAACAAATCTGTTGCGGCCACCTTCAACCAGACGAAGGGCCGATACAAGAGATCAAAAACAACCGATTGGATGAGTTAATGGAGGTGATCGAAGAGATTCAGGGCAAAGCCATCATCTGGGCCACGTACACTTACGACATTCACCGCATCGAAAAGGCGTTAAAGAAAAAGTGGGGCAGTGGCGTGGTAGCATCCTATTACGGTGAGACTCACCAAGATGATAGACAGAACATTATCGACCGTTTTCAAGACCCTGACTCCGAGTTGCGTTTCTTTGTTGGACAGCCCCGGACGGGTGGCTACGGAATTACTCTGACCGAAGCAAATACAGTGATTTACTTCAGTAATAGCTACGATTTAGAAATACGCTTGCAATCAGAAGACCGCGCACACCGTATTGGCCAGAAAGACAACGTAACCTACGTTGATCTGGTCAGTCCGGGGACAATTGATGAGCGCATTCTAACCGCCTTGCGCGATAAAATAAATATCGCAGGCGATGTTTTAGGCGAATCTACTAAGAACTGGCTGATTTAGGCAGGTCTTTGTCGCATCAACATCTCAGA